AAGAGAAATAGACAATAAAAAAGCCCACAAAATGTGAGCTTAGTTACGGGTACTTTCGTCCGTAGAATACGACTACTATAGTCAATCGTACACAGGTGGTCTGCTCTATCGCCCGACTCGCGCCCTGAAAAACCCTCTGGGATGGGTATTTTTATCTAACCAAATAATTTACGCTTATTGTCCGTTTGTATAGCTGCCATCTTGCCAGTCTGTACAACGTCCGTAAGCTGCTTTTCAATCTGATTTAATAGTTGCATAGCAATGACTAAGCGATTGTGCGTTTCTGAGTCACCTAGAGGGCTTGTAGCCATACTCCTGATGATACCTTCACGTACTTTCTCTATAGATTCTTTAAATAAAGGATTATCTAAGACCTGTGCTGCTTGTTCACCACGTTTAACTTCGTTAAGTTCATTATCCATTGTCATCCCATCATTAAAAGTATTAGCTCATCTTCTTCATCCATTTGTTGGAAGTATCTGATGGCTGCATCATGCAAGATATTTGCTATCTTTATATTAGCATAATCAACTTGTGTCTGCACACTCTCAATAATATCAGGAGGTGCTGATTTGATAACAATTTCAGGTGGTGCAACTTCTACTACTTTTCTTACCTTGCGTTTCTTAATAGTCTTAACAGCAGGTTTATCTTCTGCTTTATTTTCTATTGCTTGCAAGAATGATTGAAGCTGATTCTCAGGTACTCTGTATTCCTTACCATCGTACTCAACAACAACTAATCGTTTCTTTCTCGTACCCTGTGCGCTACCGCCACCCTCAGAAGTTTTCTCGGAGTAGCCCCAAGAGCCACCCCAAGAGCGTAGCCAGCTTTTTGCCCAACTACTAAACATCTAAACTCCTTTATACTGGATTCGGGTTCATTCTTTTGCTATAATTTAATTTTACAACAAAAGGTTTTTTATCATGAATGAAAAGACTATCACTCAACAAGACTTGCTCAACGCTTTTGATTATCATGAAGATGGGTATTTTATTAGAAAAATAAGCACCTACAAAAAAGATAACGCTGGCACAAGAGTTGGTGGTGTCCCTAACAAAAGAGGCTACAAAAGAATTTCTATTCTTAACATCAGAATGAGAGAGCATAGAGCTATTTTTCTTTGGCACTATGGATATCTTCCTGAAATTGTAGATCATATTAACAACAATCCTTCTGACAACAGAATCGAAAATTTAAGAGCAGCAACTAATAGTGAAAACCTATGCAATAGGGGTCATCAAAAAAACAGCTCAACTAAAATTAAGAATATTTATTTGACAAGAAATAACACATATAACGTTCAAATTAAAAAGAATAATGTAATCAACTATATTGGAACATTTAAGACACTTGATGATGCTTTAGAAGCAAAAATCAAATATCTTAATGTTCTCCACGGTGAATTTGCATGTATTAACTAATCAATTGGGTTCCATGGGTCGTCATCTTCGCCTGTGCCTTTAACCTCAATATCATTTACATATTGAATGTTAGCATCAATGACACCTGCTTGAGTAAAGGTTAAGCCGTCTGTCTTGTCCTTAACTAAATCAAGCGTATCACTAATAGCTGCAAGGTTATCTGTAGATACATCAAAGCTACCCATGATGTTGTCAACGTCAGCCTGTAAGATATCTACCTTGTTATTGATTTGCGTTACTTCAGCAGATTGCGCTAACTGAACTTGGTCACCAAAGAATAAACCTCTAGTGTAAATACCCTTGTCCATTGGCACTACCTGACGGAAGGAAGTAATGTTATCTCGAATAACAATCTTAAAGCCAGGGTCTGATAAGAAACGATAAGTAATATTGCCCACATCACCTAAGTCAGTACCTGTAGCGTAATCATCTTCACTTGTAGCGTTAGTGATTTTCCACAATGTGAAGTCACCAGAGCCACCTTGAATCGTTACTGAGCTGTTACCATTAGCATCCTCAATTGAAGCTGAAATAACCTCATTTGTGTTAGCCGTAACAGTCTTAGGTGGTGTTGCTGTAATCAATGTGAACTTAGTACCGTTAGCAAGCGTAGATGACTTAATAGTAATCAAGCTACTTGTTGCCGTTACGTTTACAGAAGCTGACTGATTAACAACTAAGCTATGTGTACCAATATCTACAGCACTACCGTTACGCTCTGCTAGTTGGCCTAACTTAATGCCTGTTTCAGATAAGCGATAGACAGCCACTGCATCATAAAACTTATCTAAGTTATCAATAGCTGTGTAAGCCGCTACAGTCGCTTTATTTATTTCTGTAATACCTACATCCTCAGCATACGCAGGAACGTAGAATAAGACCCCACCAGCATTACTAGGGAAGCTACCTGTTTCACGTCTTGTGCCGTACTTCTCAATAGCATAGGTGTAAGGTACGCCTGTTGCCATTGGTGGAATGTAGTAGCGATATGTACCAGCAGTAGCTACTTCACCTTGGAAGTATTTAGTAACACCAGAGCCATCATAGATAGCGAGAGATGTACCTACTTCAACGTCTTGAAATTCCCATGTAGTAGAAGTACCATTGCTGTCTTGGTAAATAGCAGTAATCGTACCTGTGTTAGTAATAGTGTTAGCTCTAATACTTGTTAAGCTAGTACCTGGAGTAATAGTGCCACTATTGTTAATAGTCCATCCTACATAATATGTTTGTCCATTTGCAACAGTACACTCGTTAGCTGTTTGTAAGTTAGCTGTTTGATTTAACTGATATTGGTAAGCATCATAAATCTGTTGAACAGTAAGAGTACCTGTAACAGTCATTGTCTTAGTGCTAAAGTTAAATGCTACACCTGTAATAGCAGCAGCATTAGCAATTACTTTATCAGTCGTTGGTAATGAAGCATGAACGTATGTAGGTGTTGCATCATTGTTACCAGCTAAAGAAACGGTAGCACTTTGTTTGTCATACCCATAACGAGTTGAACTGATTACGTGAGTTTCAGCACCACGTGTTGTACCTGTACAGAAATAACTGTATGAAGATAAGTTTGTTGTAGCTGTTGTATAACCCCATGCAAATGGGAACTCACTTGTTGCAGCACCACTTACAGTCGCTATTGCTTGCTGTGATAGGTCAAAGGTAATGTCTGATGTAATGCCTTTAGCCCGAACCCCTGCTACGTTTGAACCAACAGGTTGATAGTACATAAAGCCATCTGATAATAAGTTACCAGCCGCATCTTGCGCTCTAATAGTAATTTGCTTAGAAAACTCAATTACGTTATGACGGCCACCAGATGAGCTTGAACTACGCCACGAGATGTTAGTACCTAACAAGTTGTTTTTTAATCTAGCCCATGCTGAACCAAGTAACACAATCTGAACGCCAGCATAGTACGAAGGCAATACATAAGTAGTTAAGTAGTTTTCAATGACAATCCGTGAGGCAGTTGGAACTGATGCTAAGTTAATCTCTGGTCCATCTGTATCAATAGGTGTATAGCCTTTAATACTTAATTGTGGTACGCCAAAGTTAAGCCATACACCGACAAATGTTTTAGTTGCTTGGAAGTCAATAGATGCTGTGGTGTTATCTTGTCTTAAACGTGCTTGTGAAGTACCTGTCCCCCTTGCACAAAGAATCCAACACACATCACCTTGAGTAGTTACACGTGAGAAGTTTCCTGAATCCGTTGTCAACCAATCCGCACCGAAACGAACACAAGCATCAATGATTGTAAACTTAGCAGGGTAAGTAGCATTGGTACTTCTTAGCTTCATTATCTTGTTGCCGTTTTGACCAAGCCAATCAAAGCCTGGATAAGGGAATGGCGCATTGGCTGCTGCTGCTTTGCGTCCGTTAAAGATGACTTCGCCACCAGTTGCACTACCAAGCACTTCAAATCGGTTTGCACATGAGCCATCATTGCGTAGCTGTGCTACCCTTGATTCTACTGTCAATGTTCCTTCAATGAACAAGTCTTGGCCGCCCACATCAAACGTGCGGAAAAGGTCGCCACGGTTTGTAATAGTAAAACCTGTTGCAGCACCAAGGCTCAGGTTCATTGTGTCTGTGCCTGTTTGCGTAATACCTGTTTGACAAGTAAACGCTTGAGCTGTGAACGTACCAAAGGCTGAATCAACCGTTAATGAGGTAGCAGAAGCAATAGCCGTAATTGTTTTAGTAACACCACCAACTGTAATTGTACCGCCAACACGAGGGGCGTTAGTTGCAGGTGCTGCGCCAATAGAAAAGGCAAACGCTGTACCGCTACCTGTAACTGTAGTAGTACCAGCACATGATACTGTACCTGTTCCCGATACTGCTGTGGTTCTAGCAAATGCCATTATTTATCCTTAAAGCTGTATAAACAGCGTTTTATTTTCGTCTTTCACAATCTCTAAGCCAATACCATTAGCTACAATCTCGAACGCACCTTCAGGTGTTGTGTCCCATTGCGTGTATTCTTCTAAGCCTTCTAAAGAGAATGTGCTTTCACCTGCAAACACACCGTTATCATCAAGCAATGTGTATTTAAACGTGACGCTATCAAATAAGTTATCTTGTATTGATATAACCGTAAACTGTGTAGCTGTCATTCTCTTGCCGTTAGCATAGGCAGTCGTTGGTTTAATTGCTGTGGTTTTCATTTGTCATCCTTATTCGTTTTAATATCTAGCCAAGGCTTCTCTGTGAATCGTGAAGCTACTAATAAGTACAAAGCAATTACAGCAGCAGTTCTATAAATATCACCTAGATAAGCTACATAGTTGCCATGCAACATTTCAATCAAAACGTAAAAGCCTGTAAGTGCTGGTCCTAATACAATCAACCTTACCCATAAAGGATTATCAGATGTCATCTTGTTAGCACAGAAGAAACCAATGCCAATCTTGGCAAACACAATCAAAACGAATAGTAGTGTTATCATTTCAAGCCTACCTTTGTCAGAACCTTATTAATCATTAGTGGTAACTTGTCGCCACTAAAGCCAATTACGAACGCTACAATGGCAGGTGAATATGGACTATCTAATGCTGGCATTAACTTAGCAGCTACAGAGCTTACAGCCCATGCCATAACTAAAGATAAGACAACGCCTTTAATAATAAAGAACAATGCAGAACCTAATGCCTTTGTAGGCTTGTCACTAGATAGTGAGATGAAGCAACCTGCGATGGCTGATAACACTACCATCATTACATCTGCCCCTACCTCACCTAATGCTCCAACAAGTAGCGCAGCTAGACCAACTTGCATCCCAGCTGCTGCCGTTGTTGTTGTTATTGGCTCTGTCATTATTGCACTCCTAATGCTCGTCCATTTGCATCACGGACAATTGTTTTTGGTCTGCTTAAAGTTTCCATCATTTGCTGATGACTTTGCGCTTGGTTGTCTACTAGCCTTGCCATGTTCTCATTGATAGCCTCTACTAAACCTGCTAGTGCTTGGTTAGGTTGAGATAAGCCAGAGTCATCAAACTGTGTAAATGATTCAGGGCTATTGCCATTAATGTTCATTGCTGTAGTTCTGATATCCTTATTAGCTTGCAATTCAGCAATCATAATTTTGGTATCGTTCTCTAAGTTAGCTTTCCAAGTATCAAACGCTAATTGACGTTGTTTCAATTCAATCTCGGCAGCATCCTTACGTTGACGTTCTTCTAACTCAGCAGCCTTACGTGCGTTCTCAGCTTGTACCTTCATAGCATCAATCTCTTTTTGAGCTTGGATTGCTTGTTCCTCAATAGTAGGACCAGGAGGTGGAGCAGGTGGAGCTTCAGCAGGGTTAGTCCAGAATTCTTCAGGGTCTTTAAAGCCTGCGTTCTGTGTCAACTTAGCTAACGCATTGTAAATCTTGTCAGGTGATGTAATACCTGCGGCTAATGCTTCTTTCTGCATTTGTAAGATAGTCATTAAGTGTGTAAGTTGTTGGTCTTTATTACCTGCACCTAAGCCCACAGAGATGGTCAAATCGCTACGATTCTTCCACTCCCTAGGGTCAACCTCTACCCACTTGTTACGTAAGCGTACAATGTCAGGTTTAGTATATGACGTACGAACCAAACGATGTACTAATTTGAATAAGTCTTTAACGCCTGTCTCAGCGAATGTACGAGCTACTAACTCAATACGTTGCTGTGAAGCAGACATGATTTGTGCAATGCCTGAAGCTGTCTTGTTTAGACTGTTAGCATCTAAGCCTTGGTTGTAAGCAGTAACGCCTGTACGTTGCTCTTTCATAGAGTCCATGTACTCAACCATTTGGAAGCTAGAAGCTGGTAGTGGTGGATGACTTAAAGGCATGATAGATGTGCCAGGATCACCTTCAACACGAACAATACCACCAGGACGGCTAGTCAACATATCGTCTAGGTTTACACGGCTAGAGATAGCATAGCGACCATTGTTAGCTAGGTACATATTGTCTAACTGACCACGTAATAGAGTTGACTTAATCAACTGAATATCCATAGTCAAGTCAGCGTAAGAACGACCAATGTGTCTGTGTGGCATAATCATTGGTGTAATGCAAGCGAATGGGATAACGTCTGTCTTTTCTTTATAGACGATTGTGTTACCAATCACTACATAACGCATTAACTCACCATCAATACGAATATAAGTATCACGTACTAAGATGTTTGCACCTTCTACTACACGGTCATATTCTTCATTGTAGATGTCACGAGCAATAGCTTCTAACTGATAGGCTTCGTTTGTTTCAGCAAAGATGCTATCAATCTTCTTCATGCTTAGACCGAACTGTTCAGCAGCAGCAGAGCGAGTCATAATCTCACGGTGTTGTACAAAGCGTGCATCAGCTAAAGATGGGCTAGATGTATCAACTGAAATCATCATGTTCTCAGGTGCTACGTTCTCAATGCAAATCTTGTCTCTTGTCTCTGTTACTTTAATCTTAACGTCATGCAACATAGGTGGCATGATAGACATAGGGTCTTGCCCTTGCATCATTGCTTGCTCTTGTAACATCATTACGTCAACAGATGGGTCAGGATAAGCTGTGTGTTCTAATACTTCTATCTTGTCATCACTAGCCATCATTTGAATCTGACCATCGGTCAAGCCTTCGTATGATTCCTCTAGGATGTCAGACTCTTTCTTGTAGTACGCTTTTACGTAACCATTCTTAGATAACAAAGCATCCTTGAACCATACATAGAATGTTTGATAGCCTTCGTTCTTTTCCATGACCACATGATTGATGTAATCAGTTTCTTGGTCAGCAGCATCCATATCCTCTTTGCTCTTAGGATTGAACTGTACTACTTTGTCACCTGATACAAAGACTTTAAGTAGTTGTGGTAACGCAGCTTCAATCGTATCTTGTACATCCATAGAGATGACACGACTGCGACCTTCTACCTCATTACCTAGCTCTTCACCAAGATAATAGTCGATAGCGTTAGCACGGTCATCGGACAAAGCAGAGTCATTGATGCCATAAGCAATCTGTTCTTCCTGCTCTATGCGATATATGATTTCACTATCTGATAACTTCATTAGACTATACCTTTGCTTGAGTAATTTATTTTGTCACCACCCCAAGATTCATTCTTCATTTCATCTATAGAGGTAGCCATGTATCTGAAAGCATCTGCACCATGTGAGTAAGCATCATGCAATGGAGCGCCTGGCTCTTGTGTATTAGAGTTAATAGAACGTCTATAGTGTTTCAGACAATCTACTAACTGTGTTGCTGCTTTATCAAAGTAACAGCGATGGAAGTTCATACGTGCAATCTTAATACCTGACTCTATATCAGCCATAGGTACAATACGTACATCCCATCCTTGCTTACGCATAATATCTTCTGCGCTTATACCGTACTTAAAGTCTTTAGTTCTACCGTCATGTGGTAAGAACATCTGACCCCAGTTGTAGTTTAATGATTTAAGCTGGCTAGAATATGAGTCAAGCGTGCGATGATTATCTTCAATGTAGCCAATAACACGGATGTCACTAACCCCACGCTGACATAAGATAACAGACATAGAGTCGTTCCAACCAAGGTCAAACACCACATGAACTTTAAGCATAGGGTCGTAAGGAACTGTAGTAATCCTGCCATTCTCTTGAGCCTCTCTAATCTCGTTAGCATAGATAGCACCGTCAACAGCAGCTTTACATTCACCTTCCCAAATATTCTTGTAGTCAGGATTGTGAGCTAGACTGTGTAAGCGTTCTTCTTCTAGTACGTTAGGAAACCAAGGATTATCATTCCAGTTAATCTTTACTACTTTAGCGAACTCAGGTGGGTTGACTACAAAGCGCTGATAAGTATCATCTGTATCAACGTCAGGGTTGAATGTTACCCATATCTCAGAGCTAGGCTTACGAATAGTAGGGATTAGAATATCCCATGAGCGTTTAGATACTGTCTGAGCTTCTTCTACCCATGCAATATCACAGCCTTCAAAAGACTTAATAGATTCTACTGTGTTGCTTGCTAGACCAGCAAAGCTGAACAATGTACCGTTCTGTCCTCTAATCTCTGCTTCTAGTATCTCAAAGAATGAGCCTAGACCTAATGCTTGTATCTGGTCACTTAGTAATGTATGTACTGATTGCTTGATAGACTTTTGAACTTCACGAGCGCATAGGATACGTAAAGGTTTGTTAGCACCCATAATGAGTAACGCTCTAGCTACTCCCCATGACTTGCCTGATCCTCGACCACCATAGATAGCCTTGATACGTGAAGGCTCAAATAGGAAATCAAGCTTCTTCGGAAATTGTGCTAGTGGGTTCGACAAAAGATATACCTATAGATAATGGAAGTGGAGAGCCGTCTGCACCTGATAACTCTGTACGAGCTACAGCTTTACCTTCAATACGGTCAAATACAAACTCAACAGCCCAGCGTTCGCCTTCTGCAAATGCTTGAGCTACGTTATCAACACCTTGTCTTAAACGTTGTCTGTCATTAGCGTTTAGTGCTGCTCTTAGCATAGCTGTAAGCTGTGAGCCTTTGCCTGCATTGTTGTTTCCTTCAGGCGCTCCGCCCTTGCTAGTTGTTTCGTTTATATCTTTTTGATTTTCCATTATGTTATGACTCCGTATAGGTTGGTCATTGCCCTATGTATTATGTGTTAGTTGTTGGTGCGTTAAAGCTGAATTGTGGTGCGCCTGTATTCATTGATGACATACCAGGGTTCATTAAAGCGTTAAGCAATGCTGATTGTTGTGAGTTATATCCCATGCCTTGTTGCATCTGTGGCATTTGAGGCATATTGTTAGGTGCTTGTGACATATCTGTCATGTTCTGACCTAGAAAGCGACCTGCACCCATTAGATTGTTTGTAGGGATTGTGCCTTCTTGCATACCCAAGAATGGGTTTTGATTCATGTATGGGAATAGTTCAGCAAGCGTAGGTACATTGACGTTTTGCATAGCTTGGTTAGCACGCTGTGTCATTTGAGCTACCATTGGTCCTTGAATAGCTGGATAGACAGGAACTCTAACTTTTTTGCTTTTACCACCACCCATAATATTCCCCTATAAGTTACTTGTTTTATTATCCCCTGTTAAAGGATAAATCATTCTGTGATATGTACTCCACCATTCATGTGAGTAAGGGGAGTATTGATAATCTTTAAAGCATGGTGTACCTAGTGTGTGATGAATAAGCTTTGCGTTAGGATTGTATTCGTACTCAGTCTCTAACCAATTCCACTCTACAGGTAAGTCACCAATAAATCTATCTTCAAGCCAACTAAACCTATGAAGGTATGAGCCGGTAGATTCCATCACCAATTCAGGTGTGAGCTTCTTGTTTTGCCAATGATGGCAATTCCATAAGATGACAGATGACCAGTTCTTTCTAGGGTAATCGTCATTTTTTGCACCTAAGTATTTAACAGGATGCTTTGTCTTGTAGTCGTGCTTAACGACTTGTACAGCTAATGATGGGTCTGCAAGCTCTAGTAGTTCTGCTACATCGCCATTACATATCATGTCGCCATCACAGAACAGAGCAATACCATTGTAATCGTTTAAATAAGGCACTAGGAATCGAGAATAAATGAAAGCATTACTGCCGTCTTTATGCTTCTCTTGGTAGTCCTTCAACGTATTCAACGCTAATGGTGTGAACGATACAGGAATACTGCTGTGTTCTATGACAGACTGACAAAACGTATGGTAAGCAATTGGTTCTACCTTACCATCAAAACCCACATAGATATGTAACATTATTTTTTCTTAGTGTTCATCTCGCTACGAACAATATCACGAATCATTTTATCCATAGCTGCTTCTTTTAGCTTTTTCTTCTTCATGTCAATAGCTTCTTCTTGCTTCTCTAGCTTATCGTATGCTTTGTTATCTTTCATCATGGTTATTTACCTTTCTTCTTAGCTTTTCCGGCTTTAGATAAGGCAATTGCCACGGCTTGGTCTTGAGGCTTGCCTGATGCCATCTCAGTCTTAATGTTCTTGCTTATAACCTTTTGGCTTTTACCTGGCTTTAATGGCATAGATATCCTTAAACAAAAAAAAGACCGCCATATAGACGGTCAAAACGGAGATACGTGTAAATGTACAGACGAGTTTATACGCACGGAAGGAATAATATCACACTTTTAATAAAAATGCAAACATTTTTTAATATAAATGCTTTTCAGTTAGCTTTAACTGTAGGTTGTTTAGTGCAAAGTCAAAGTTCATACCTATTTGCATATCGGTCATATTTACCTTTTGTCCTAGATACATTGAGTAAATAGCATCTCTTTGTGGTTTAGGTAGGTCGTCTATCACCTGATCTACTGTACGTGCAGAGTTAATATCTATTTCATCGTGCATATCATCAAAAGATGTAACTCCTGATGACAGAAATCCTGCTGCTTTGCTTGGATAGCCTAGCTTGGTGGTGTTACCTTTCATGTATGATTGCCATATATCTAGGTAATAAATAACCTTAGCTTTGTCCATCTATTTCTCCCATAGATTCGTACACATCAAGTAGCTTATCATTTGCACATATCACAACTTTACACATTCCACCCTTGACAACATTGCGCCTAACGCAAATTATACTGTCTACCTGTTCGTCATCTAGCCATATACCAGCATGAGTGCAAGCATCTAGTAAACTTTTGATTCTGTTATCAATGTCATACTTACGTTTAGTTGGTGCGTATAAAGCAATATAGATTGCGATTCTACCTGAAATTTTAGCTTTTGTTCGTACAGCTTCTTCTTGAACAAGTCTACGAAACTCGTGTGCTTCTTTCTTTAGGTATTTTCGTTTACCAGCATAACCCCACATATGATTAACTGTTGGTGGGAATGGTAGAGTTAGCTTTATCATGTAACTTTGCTTTCAACAGTCTAATTTCAGGATGGTCATATTCACGTATAGTTTTATTATACAATGTACGCAATGATAAAAACTGTGCATACTGATGCTCGTATAACTCTTTCCAATATTTTTCTTGAGATGTCATTTAACCACCAGCATATCATTCTCAATCATGTATCTGATTGTTAGTCTGTGGGCTAGTTCCCATATTTCTCGCCGCTCTTCTTTAGATAAGTCTTTACCATTATCAATTTCATAGTGGCATTTGCTACAGAGGCTTGCTACCATAGCATCACTAGCTTTAACGCCTGTGCCTTTTCCGTCACGCAATTGGTTAGAATGTGCTGCACACACGCTACCATCACTTCTGCCGCATGATTGACATGGCAGTTCTCGACATAGTTCTAGGAGACGTTTGTTGCGATAAATCATAGTTTCATCTCAGCTCTGCGTGTAGCTTCTTCACTACGTTTAAGGTCAATCCATATCTTAATAGACTCATAGTTTACTTTAGCCTTTAATGCCAGCTTCATAGCTTCTTGAGTGTGCTTAACATGGTCTGTGTACTCTTTTGATGCTTTAGCTTCTATTTCTTTAGCAGCGACACTTGTAGCATTTGATTTTAACATAAGCTGTGCTAATACTGCATTTTTGGTGTCATCTAACACATTATAAGCAGCTTGCTTGTCAGCCCAATCATCACCAGCTTGGGTTAATTTATGATACAGCTCATTTGCGTCCACGTTTTTTCTCCGAAGGTTTACTTACATGAGGCGTTACAGATCTATATCCTTTATCTTCAAACTTATCTGACCATCCTTTGCTTTTGTACACTTCACCGTCTTTAACAGCTTTAAACTCAGCATTAGGACTCCATTCTTTAATAGCTTTTACAAAGTCGTTAATGGTCATGCTTGCTCCTTACTGTAAAGTCTCACTTAAAGTTTCGTAATCTACAACATTAAATGTCATTTCCTCGTCAAACGAACAGTTACCAAAGAAAGCATCAAATTTATATGAGTTTTCAAACGTCATTAAGCATATAAACTGTGCATCTTCATCTTCGCCATCGTACACTTCGACTAGTATCATATTATCGACCTGGGTTATATGGTGTCATTACAGGTGGTTGACCTGAGCTTACAGGTGGAATGTAAACAGGTGGTGCTACAGGTACTGGTACATAAATAGTAGGTGATGGGCAATTCCATCCGTCTTGATATGAACAAGCCTGTGCGTTAAAAGATAATGCTAGTAATGATGCTAATAATAATTTTTTCATGGTATTTAATCCTTTTTAATTTGATTAGTTAAAGATAATTCAATAATTTCGTTATAAAAATTTTCTAAATGACCCATTGTAAAAAACACGCCTAAAGGTTCATGGTCGTAATAAGTCATTTCACCTTTATTTTTTTCTATTAGTTGCTCTAATAAGCTAGATTTTTTCATTTTAATACTCCTATAAAGTTGTCTAGTTATTTACTAGATGTGTTTATTGTATCGTGTTTGAAACTGTTGTCAACAATTATTTAATAGATTTATAAAATTCTTGCTCATAAACGTATGTAGCCTTGCTGTAGTCGTACAATAGCTGTGCTACGCCAGGATGACCTGTGCTGTTAAAACGTACCTTTTGTATGTGAACCTGTGTTTCTTGTGGTGCGTTCATTACGTCACGCCATATCGTGATACAGTTATCTGCTTTGTTGTAGAAGTGAGCAGAGCCAGCAACATCGTAAGGGCGAGGTACAGGATAGTTACCATCTTTGTCTTTAGCCATCTTGGTAGGATGTGCTACTAAAAATAAATGACATCTAAACTCACGTGCAGCTCTACGTAGTTCTGTAAGCACTCGGCTGATGTATTCTGTTTCTGTTAGTCCTGCTGGTCTGTAGTGGTCCATCTCATTCCAAGGGTCAATCACCATAGCTCTAGGCTGTGTAATAGACATATCTAGCCAAGGTAACGCTTCATCAATAATGTTTATTGGTGTAAAGGCTGTTTCTTCAGGCTTAATGAAAGCAAAGTTCTTATTCATCCTGTCTATAGAAGCTACCATCTCGTCTTGTGACATACGATGTGAACCAAAGAAAGGTTTACCTGCGTACTTCTCTATGATTTTCTTAGCGTGCATCTCTAAAGGATGGTTCTCAGGACTAAACATAGCAATACGGTAATTGTGATTGATTGCAAGATTAACACATAGGGCATCAAGCCACTCCGACTTTCCATGGGAAGGCATACCAGTAATAACAGTAAATTCACCGTGTTTAACAGTAAAAAACTCATCCACGTTACTCCATCCAGTTGTATGTCCACGTGCTACTCCTGTTTCGTAAAGGTTTTCAATATCGTTTATAAGGCTTTTAGGATTAATAATCATAGAGCTAACTTCACTTCCTTGCTTTCTACCTTTGCCCAGTTGCTTCTTATAGCATTCATAAATGCTGCGTCCCAATCTGTATATGTATAACCTTTAGCTTGAGACAATATTACAAAGTGCTCAAGATGTTTTTCCAGATCACTAAAACCTTTTTGATTAGCCCACCTTTTTACTCTTTCGCTAACACTAAAATCATCAGGTATTAACGTATCTCTTTTACCTTGACTAACCTTACCTATACTAACCTGTGGTTCCAGTTTGGATACATCTTGTATACATACTGTATCCATTGTATATACGTTATTGTTTTTTAATGATAATTTATTTTTGTGTTCGCTATACACGGTAGGCTTGTATCTATCTTTCTGAATAAGGTTGTGTATTTTCCAATGCTTGATTACACATACACCAGTTTCAAAAGGAATAATAAAGTTTTTAGATAATAGTATCTTTAGATCATCGTCATTGCATCCAAGCATTCGCTGTATTTTCTTAGCGTTGTTAATAAACCCATCATCATCAGCTCTCATAGATAAATGAAAGTAAAGAGCCTGTGTTGACAATGGCATATCTAAAAAAGCATCGCTATCTATAATAGTCTTTGCAAACATTCTACGTTCAGCCATGATTATTTTCCTTCAATCTGAAAATAAACATCTAAATAGTCTTGAGATATTTCACAAGCCTCTAATAAATCTTTTGTTTCTTGATTGAAATGTTCTTCAATTAATAAATAATTACCTGAAAATTCCAATTCACTTTTTAATAAATTAATAATTTGCAATAGTTGATATACCATTGTTGGACCTTTAGCATCATCCACTAAATAATTAACCAACTCTTTAACTTCTTTTTTCATTTTTTTACCCCAAAAAAAAAGGGCTGCTAGATAGGTGGGACTAGCACCTAAATAACAACCCTGATACCAGAGGCATCATTAATTACGGCTTCTAGTCCAAGCCATTAATCATACCACTACCGTAATGCTACCACATTCAGCTTTTAAAGTCCAATTAATAAAATTTATCAAACTATCTAGAATCAATTTAAAAAAACAATCACAAATATGTTGACATTAGTTTCAAAGTCGATACAATGGTCACATCAACAACAGGAGAGCAACATGGATAACTTAACAATCATTTTAGCAGGTCTTATATTTTTTGTAGCAATCTTATTAATTGGCGAGTTATTAGCTAAAATTTTTAATTGGAGATAATTATGAGCGATCACAGAGAATATTACCTTAATAACCCACACGAGATACCAGCAGAGGATGATGACATGGAATGGCTAGAAAATGCAATTGAAGATGCAGCAGAAGAAGATAAATTTGCTGTAGAACTATTATTCGATGAGTGTGTAGACTTTGACGTTACCAAAGATTATTTGCGTTCAATGTTTAAAGCATATTGCAAACGAGTACATACTATTAATTTAAATCAAAAATTTGAAGCTGAAAAAGATTTACTAATTTTTACTAAAGGTTTAATGGCTGCTATGTACACAGTTGCTGAAGATATTATTGTTGAAAGGAATGAATAATGTGCCAGGCAATGTATGAATACCAGGTAACTCGTGAGTTAGATGACGAGATAGACGAGGATGAATTGGTCTGTGTGTATTGTGGTGAACCTAAAAATGATAGTTTAAGTTGTTGTGAAGAAAATCATTTTGTTCCGTACAAAGATATGTTATAGTATCAACTTAGAAACAAAGAAAGGTAAGTATGAAAGAGCAATTGTTAATCAGCGTAGACGAGGCTGCACAGATACTAAAAGTATCACCAGCTTATGTAAGACGGCTATGTACAAACCAACGTATTAACGCTGTCAGGGTTGGCAACCAATGGGTAGTGTTAGACTTTAACGGATATGAAAGGACTAAATAATGATTACAAACTTAGTAGTAAACGGATTAGAACTAACAGTAGAGTACGACCTAGATATTAGTGCAGTTTACTTTGGTGACTTAGAATCAGAGTACGTAGAAATTGATATTAAAAAAGTAGTATGGATGGGTAACGATGTATTGCCTCTTATTCATGCGCTAGAGGACGTAGAAGCTCTTAAATTAATTATTAGAGATAGATTTGAGGACATAGAATGAACTACTCAGAACTAAGAAAGATTAACGTCAATGAGCATATTGAAAAGAAGAATGGTTTATCGTATCTCTCATGGGCATGGGCTGTTGATACACTACTACAGAACGACCCTGCAGCGACATGGTACTACGGTCAGCCAGTAACATTCGGTGAATCTGTGATGGTGTTTTGTACAGTAAATGCTTTTGGTAAGTCTATGACTGCACAGTTGCCTGTTATGGATTATCGTAACAAAGCTATTCAGAATCCTGATGCTATGTCTGTTAATACAGCAATGCAACGATGTCTAGCCAAAGCTATTGCGTTACATGGTTTAGGTCTGTACATTTATGCTGGTGAGGATTTGCCAGAGGAAGATGTAGTTAAAGCACCTACACAATCAATTACTCCAATGGCTGGTGCATTAGATAACTTTAGTGCAGCAGAAAAAGAGTTAATACACGGTATTGCAGAAGAAATTACGTTCTTTGTTAAGAATGGTGATATTGAGCAAGCCAAAGAATCCGCAGCAACATTAGATAATGATACTAAGTTAGCTGTTTGGAGTATTTTAGATAGTAAGACACGTTCAACACTTAAGAAAGGTTAGAAAATGGCACAATACGAACAACGAGATAACTCAGGTAGTTTATTTAAAAACAACCGTAAAGAGAAAGAAAGCCATCCAGACTACACAGGTAACTGCATGGTCAATGGTAAAGAGATGCGTATGTCAGCATGGTTAAAAGAAGGAAAGTCAGGCAAGTTCTTTAGCTTTGCATTTAGTGAGCCATACGTTAAAGAAGCAGGTGAACCAGCTAAAGCTAATGGTTATCAACCACAAGTTGATGATTTTGAATCGGACATCCCATTTTGATGTAAAGTATATTTGACATTTAGAGTTTTGGGCGAAAGTTGTCTTAGGTCTACCCAAGTGTAGGTAAGAGTGCGTAAATAGCAACAATGATTTACTTATATAGCCTACCTAATGCAACAAGTAGCCCACCATTCAACGAGGGGAAAGCATATTAGTCTGGCAGCTCAGACCTCAATATCTTGTGATTATTTTATTGAACCTGTTAGTACCCTCACCAATTAAGGAGATAGTTGTGGAATTTAAAACATCAAAGAAATGTTATTTACAATCGATTATTGCAGTACGTAGACGTATCAAGATACTTGAGTTGTTACAAGATAAAATCTTAACAACAAAACAAATTACAACTGCATTAGACGAGAAAGCAGCACGTATCATTGAGGATATGCAACGATTAAAACATGATGGTTATGTTGTTGCAGACCATAAAGGTAATTGTCCGTTAGGTAACAAACAGTCATTCTTTTACAAAAAGACTAAAAAGAAATACTATGGTTACGAGTTTATTGCTTCTATTGAAGTCAACGATGACTTAGAAGCATCGCTTAGAGAGTACAAAGCTAACATTAAAGCTAATATTAACAATGATAAGCCAGGTAAAGATATTTACATCAAAGTAGAAGGCAATCCACACGCTACTATTGTGATGAACTCTAATAGACCAGCAGGGTTTTACTCTTACCAAAAACCGAAGCCACAGGTTAATCGTGGTATTGGCAGTACATTTGCTTTATATGATGGAGCTACGCTATGAAACATAAATGGCATAAAGAAATAAAAGCATGGGCTGATGGTGCAGAGATTGAGTTTCAAGCATCAAGTGGTAATTGGTTGCCGACAGAAAAGCCAGATTGGCACACTAATTATGAATACCGCATTAAACCACAGCCTAAAGAGCCACAGTATTTGTATGTGTATCAAGGCATAGGCGAGTTAGTATTAGAAACGAGCAATACGATTGTTAGCAATATGAAGCCAATAGGAAAAATTAAACTAGAGGATTAATCATGGAAATTATCAAACAGATTTTAGTTAAACAAACGAATGACGAAAGATTGAAGTATGAAGAATATCTACGCAAGGTTGAAGAAGTTAAGTTTGAGATGGCAGAGCGTTATAGATTGCATCCTAACAACTTTATTACAAAGGAAAACAGGAATGACGATTTTAGAGATTGTAACGTGCCTATTTATATGTGCAGGAATCGTTCGGCATTGGTAGATGATTGGGATGAGCGTAGAATAGATACTATTGGCTCAAACGGCAATGAGGGCTATCATTATGGCGAGCTTTAACGATAAACACTATGAACTATTAGCGTTAAACGTTAAACGTTATGTGTTAAATGCACCTGATACAATTAGCAAGGTTGAGCTAGGAAAAGCGATTAACATGATTGTAGAGATGGTTGAGCGTGAATCTATTAGAGATATGAGGGATGAAGCAAATGGCAGATTTAGTAATTAGTTATATATTATGTTACAGCACAGCGTTCTTTTTAGGCTTTGCCTGTGGAATTGCTATTTATTATTTTTACAGGGAAAAAATTGTATGAGTGCATTAGACACGCAAGAAGGTGGAAGCCATTACAAAGATATGTTGATACAGCCAGTAGAGTTTATTGTAAAAAATAACTTGTCGTTTCTCGAAGGCAATGTAATAAAATATACTTGCAGACATAGAAACAAAAATGGCATTGAGGACTTAAACAAGGCTATTCATTATTTGGAACTAGCTAAAGAACTTTATTATGGTGATTACGATAGGAATAAATGATGGCAATTAACGATATTACTCTTGATAATTTAATTAGCAGAACGCTGAGTAAAGAAGGGGAGGAGCAGTTTGAAAAGATTTTCGGGAAAAGACGCACAAATGGCGGATGGAAGCCACCTTCAATTGATGATGCTTACGAGCAAGAAGAAAAGCTAGAAAGAATTAATAAAAATTTAGAAGGTGATTGAACTTTTTATGAAAATGATGTCTAATATAACTGTAGGTCGCTGGGGAGCGAGCAAATTGTTGATGCTAACTCATTAACAAGCCTACATTACCCAATCAATGTTAGTTAGGACACATCATGGCTTATAAAGTAAAACCAATAGATTACGAAGAAATTTCTGAAGCTCTATATTACAAAGATGGATTGTTGTTTTGGAAAAAGAATGACAAGATAGCTGGCACTACAACAGCAGCAGGATATTCAAAAGTTCAAATAAATAAAATTGCTTATAGCGCTCATAGATTAGTGTGGGTATTGTTTAACAAAGAAATACCTTTAGATAAACAAATAGACCACATAGACAGAAACCCAGGTAACAATAGAATTGAAAACTTAAGATTAGCAGATTCTGTTTCAAACGCTTTAAATAGAAGCTGTAAAATAAGCAATACTGGAATTAGAGGTGTAAGTAAAGACAGAAAATATTACAAAGTAAGTTTTACTGTTAATAGCAAATCAATTCACGTTGGATATTATAAGGATTTAAATGAAGCAAAAAAAGTTGCAAAAGAATATTACAAAGAAATAATTAGTAAAATATTTTAATAAAAAGCCCCAGTTAAGGGGCTTCATATATTAGCGGTTGCAAATATAAAGAGTTACCTCGAAGCCGAATCTTAACTCATTTGCTACAGGTTTAGTCCACATGGTATTTCTCCTAATTAGTTAGCTCTTTATTGAGCATGACTAATAGTATCAGAAAAGTAAAAAATGCGAATCTGTAGGATTATTAAATGTGGCTAGTGATTATCATGGTTCTACTGCATTATAGAATGGACTCTTACCTTGTGAACGAAGTGCATCAGCTTGTTGTTTAGCTTTTATGTATGCTTGCTTGCTAACTTTGCCTGTGGTTAGAATCTGTTTCTTTTCTTTATCAGTTAAACCTTGAACTAATGTTGGAAAATCTCCACGCTCATCACCCATAGAGTATTCAGTCATTACTTCATCTTTACCAGGAACTTGAAGCAATCCTAACCATCCTGTAGATTTAGGTAGCATTTCACCACCATATCCACCTTGAGGCAAAGGGTATGCTCTTAAACCGCCTCCTTCAACATTTGGATTTTGAAATGGATTGTTATAATTTGAAGCATTTAATCCACCTTGTTGTGGAGAATTGCTTAATAATCCACCACCAAGCATCTTTAATAGCTCTTCATAACTCATATTTGCTCCTAAACGCTCACCAAGCTATCTACAAGCTCCGCTAACGCATTTTTATATTAATTTGATATCTCACTATTGAAAACGTTAAAATAATCGCTTAAAACAAGCCCTATTCTATCGTTATTTGATTCTCAATCCAACTTTGTAGATAAATGAGCTGTAAAGCATCTAAAGCACAATCTACGGAAGCATCTCTTGTGGAATCAGGTGTAACGACCTCGGTTTTTCCATCAGTTGTTTCGGTGGTGCTGGAAACTTCGGACATTGAACTGCTTTTGGAATGACTGTTGAGCAACCTGTTAGCATAATGCTTATTAAGAGTAGTAACCGCATCTGAATATCCTTTAGCTATATTGTTTGAAATGATAGTTTGTTGTTGTTGTTTTTTAGCGTTAAGTGCTTCTGCAATTTTACCCTCAGTTTCAACCTTAGCGATAAATGCTTCAAACTTTGCGTGTTCGTATGAGTAGCCTAAGTATGCACCTGCTAAGAACAGAGCTAATGCAACAAACTGTTTCCAATAGGTTAATAGCATCATATTAAATCGCCTTTAGCTGAAAGTGCATACCATCAGGTTTTGACCAATCACCACCCCAATCAAATCCTGCATCTTTAAAACAAGCTACAAGCTCTTTTGACATTGTTGGGGTTTTACCAAAGCCATTCCATGCAGCATTAACATCAATAGCTACCGCCCAAGAATGTAAAGAAGGACTTAATGCTCCTCTTTTTTGTCTAATGTTAAAACAACCATCCCATGTTTTTAATTCATCTACCAAGTCGCGTTCAATGATATTTTTAAACGCTTGAGTTAAAGGCACTACCATATCTTTATTGCAATAAACTCTTTTAGGGATTACTCCTAATTCTAATTCTGTAGGGACATCCCAAAGTGTCATAAATTTTTGTGAATCAGGATTTCCGTATTTTTCTTGACATTGTTTAGCTGTTATCATTTTTTTCAACCTTTTTATTAAATATATTTTCTGGAATTAATCCAATGTACCTATTGCCCTTTAAAACATTGCATCGCATACACATGGGCTGTAAATTATTAATTTCATGCGTTCCACCTAGTGAGTGAGGAATAATATGGTCAATGGTTAATTTGTTCGCAGGCAATTCAACTTCACATTGCACACATTTATTTTGATAAGAGTTACAAATCATTTCCCATTGCTCTAAAGAAATTTTTACTCGTCTTAGTCGTTTTTTTGTAGATAACTCTATACTATTTTTTGCATAATGTTTTCGGTGATAGACTCTAGTTTTGTCCCTATTGTTACGCGCCCATTCTTGATTGTAAGCTATTCTTTTTTCTTTATGGCTTATGTAAGTTTGTTTTTTAGAACACTCTGGTGAGCATGTTTTTTGGTTTCGTACCGTAGCATGATTTACAAATTCTTTTTTGCAATGAACACAGGTTCTTTTCTCAATTACTTTTCCACCTGATTTTTTAGCATACCAAGCGTTTGCGTTACATTGCTTAGAGCAATATTTTGTTTCCTTTCCGCCAGACCTTTTAAAGCTAACTGGTGAAAACTGGACTCCGCAATGAGCGCAGTTAATCATAAATATCCTCAATATCGAAAAAACTTATTAAATCTTCATCTGGTAAGTTACACTCGCCACATACCGTTGGATTTTCTTCTGCATCATCCCATTCAAATGGAGTTCCACATTCTGAACATACGCCAACTCTAATCATAATTTTTTATATCCTCTAAACTTGTATAAACGCTCAATCTTACGAGCTTGCTTATCAAGCCGTCTGACAATAATGTATCTACCACTCATTAGTAATTTGCCGTTTAATCTGCGTACTCTATGTAGTATCATAAAATTTACTTACAAAAAAAGCCCCGAAGGGCTTATGTTACTTGTAACGCTCTTTAAGGTATTTCAATGTAAGAGGTAGTTCGTCAAATCGTCCGTCACGTACATCATAAAGCATATAAGCACCACGGAAATGATTATTCCCTTGTGCGCCCAAATAGTTTTCATTATGTTCATAACAACTTCCACAAATAATAGCCGTCATCTCAGAGCCATCTGCACGCATACCATAAGCAATTTGTCTGCCTTGTTGATGGCCTGCAAAACAACTCATGTGCTTCTTAGACAATAAAGCAGCAGCAGAACCTATAGGTCTACCCATAGCCCCTGAAGTAAAGTAATGTGAGTACGCTATTCCGTCTATGGTAATTACCTCTAGGAACGGAATTACCTCCCAATCTTGGTAAGGTAAATCATCAACCGAGATAAGCCCATCTAGTTTCCTATCCTCGTTAATAGCACGATTGATTCTGTCCTCATGATTTCCGAGTGTAAGAACCATGCGAGGTTTGTATTGCTTGTGCTTAAACTTCTTAGCGT